CTCTCTATCGCTATGATTATTTCATGGATTATGAGAAGGAAAAACTTCTCGTAAACATGAACACAATCCGTCAGTCAGTCAACATCGACTTGATGGACCCGACAACGCTATATCGTCAGTATACGAAATACTATAATAAATACAAGCAGCCGAATGGAAATGACAGCCTTTCAAAAACATTTGCGCATGTATTTTTCGTTCGTCCGGATTGTAATATTTATGCTGAAGGATCAAATGGCGGTCTGTCATCTCCTGCATTATCAGACGATTTGAAAAATCTTTCTGAGTATTATTATGCTCTGAAGCATTGCCCTGAGATGCTGAGAGAACTGACTCAGTCCAAAGCAGGATACAATCATCAGTTTGCATTGTATCTGTCCAACAAGGCAAAGTCCTTCCAGACAGCTGATGAGTATATTGACACAGATGCATATGGCCAGGCATTGACGGGTCATAAGGTTGCGTACGGCAAAAGCAATATCAAGAGTAAGACAGAAGGTAGTTTCCAGATCAAATATGTGGATGACCGAGATCTTCACATCTATCATCTCCACAAACTCTGGTCCGACTACGTATCTCATGTCTACCGTGGTAAAGTAATGCCGAATGTCAACTACATCAAAAATCGGATTATTGACTATGCTACATGTGTGTATTACATCCTGACAGCAGAAGACGGGGAAACGATCATCTTCTGGTCAAAATATTACGGTGTCTTCCCAGTCACGATGCCGTCGTCTTCGTTTGCATATGATTCCGAGACACGACTTGCAAATCCTGAATATTCCGTTGAATACCGATTCTCGTGGAAAGAAGATTTTAATCCTCTCTCTTTGATCGAATTCAATACACATAGTCCTACAATGGGGCAATGGAGATACGTCAATAAATTCCAACCTGCTGTTTGTGGTACTGGTTATACATGGTCTGGTATCCCGTTCATTGAAACTTTCAATGGTGATGGTAAGAGAAATCTCCCATACACCTTCAAGCTTAGATTCCGTCCCATGAGATAATCTCTAATCTATTAGGAAAGGAGAAATGCTAAATGGCTAAAGTAACTACAACGGACAAAATCGTTGTTGACCGTGACTATACGGACAGTTACTCCATTAAAGATACAGCACTGGCCACTCTTGGTCAGAAATATTTCGGTGATATTCCGCTGTCAGCTCTGAACGTTGGCGAGCAAGGCTTCGTCATGGAGCAGATTGCAAATATCACTGAAGATGCTATGAATACAGCTTCAGTTCTTATCAACGAAGCTTTTCCGAATAAAGCAATTATCCCGGAATCAATCTATTCCCATGCCGCTATTTTCCAATTGGATAATTCTTTCGGATCCGCAGCAACTTGCACATTCGTCTTATTATTACAACAGGAAGATATCCTCCTGTATGGCAGTCAGGATTCTTCAAACGGAACTGTAGTATTTAAGATTGATAAGGATATGATTATCAATGTGGAAGATATTTCTTTCACTCTTGATTATGACGTCGTTATCGAAGCAAAGAAAAAGAATATTGCGGGCACCTATCAATCCGAATATGTCTATAGTGCGAAATACGACATGGCAATTCCGAACTCAGTATCGAATGTTATGAATCCCTACCTGAAGATGCGTAAGGTGAATAACGGTCTTCTGATGTTAGAGCTGACAGCTCGACAGGTGACTCGTACAGAACTTCACGAGCAGATCATCACAAACACGAAGATCAATTATCCGGTTCTGGACTTCGAATTTGACGATACCCTCGCTGGATTTGACATCTTCTACAAGGCACCTACTGCATCCGATTATACAAGACTCGATAAGCTGGTAAAATTCTCTCTCCCTCTTAAAACACCTTTCTGCTATTATAGGTTGAAAGATGAAAATATTCTGGAGATTTCTTTCTCTCCGAAAGATGGGTATTTCCAGCCCGAGTTTAACTCAGATATCAAAGTGATCACATATACCACAACTGGAGAAGAAGCGAACTTTGAAGAGTATACTGGTAGAAGTATCACTTTCCAGCCGTATTCTGAGAATTATGCATATAATTCTAAAATGATTATTGCTGGTAAGGCTGTATCTCCGGCTGCTGGTGGTGCCTCAAAGCTTTCCATTGATGCACTGCAAGCTCTTACTGTCGAAGGATTCTCAACAGCAAATGAGCTCTCTACCGAAAACGATATTTCCACATATTTCTATAACTATAAGTATCGGTACGGTAACGAGATTTTTGTCATTAAGCGTCGTGATGATATTATGGAGCGACTCTTCTCAGCGTTCCTTCTGATCAAACGTGATGACTATATCTATCCGACAAATACGCTCGGTGCAAACATCAACAGCTTTGAGTTCGATCGTTCTGAGAACGGTAATGTCTACACTCTGAATCCTGGCCATCTCTTCGTATACGAAGGTAATAGTAGGAATAGAGTGAGATTACTTCCTGGCTATATGTCATATGATAAGACAATCACGGATCATCTCTACAAAGATCGGTATGAAACACCGAGCATTTGGTTTAGTGATCAGATCATCGTCTTCGATAATAGCAAGAAAGAAGATCCGACAACTTGGAACACAACGTTCTTCGTTAAAAACCGAGAGGGCTATTGGCAGCACTATGATGCTGATGGCAATATCATCGAGTATAATGAATATACAGATGATGACATGGCAGAAAAGACTAAACTTCTTGGCCTTAAGAAGAAGACTGTCTGCTACCGTGAAGAAACCATCACAACCAAGCATTATGTGGATAATGAGTCTGGCACTTATTATCTGTCTGATGGCAAGCATTATGATGCCAACGGTAATAAGATTGATGGAGATCTTTCCACCGATACTCTTACCACAATGATCGAAAACGGAATGCTCGCTCTGTCCGTTGAATCACATCAGGTTTATTATGAGTCCGATACGACTGGTAATAAAACTGGCGATTATATCGGATACGAGAAGCTGATGAAAGATATCAATATCTACAAGCTCTCTAATCTCGGTGAGTATTACGTCCAGGATCTTAACGGATACTCTCGATACAACTGGTCTGGTGAAAAGCTGGAAACTCGTATCGACATGGAAGATCTGAAACCTCTGATTCTCAGTGGTGGAGTTGAATTCAAGCAGGGTTATCAGTTCATCTACACCAACCCGTTCTTGATTTCCATGTCAAAGAGTCCGAATCTTGTCGGACTTTACAAGAATATCCAAAACGAGATTGTAAGTCTGGATTACGTGTCGTCGAACGATAATCTTCTTTGTCAGTTCATCACTTCAAAACTGAAACTGAATCGTAGACTGGAAGAGAATAGTCGATATGAAATCTCTCTCAGTATTATCCCTTCCACAGTCTTGGATGGAGATTACGTCCACACGTTCGGAAACTACAAGTCCGATACCGGGATTCTGAATGACGTTCGTATCTTTGCTTCTTTCCTGAATGGTGATGAAGAAGTTGGATATATCGAACTATTCCCGTCTGAAGTGGATGCTTCAGATAAATCCATGGTAACATTTAGCGCAAAGATCATCACAAATGACTATATCACGACAGACAAGATGTTTGCAATTCTCAATCTTGTTAGTGCAGAAAGCGTTGACTACCACTACGTGCCGATTGAAAATTGCTCTGTCAATGTGTATATTTGCTATCGTGATAATATTGGCGCAGTACAGCCTGGATTCTTCGATCTTTTCCGTCCGAAAAATGACAAAGGAGAGTCTGTTCCCGGTGGTGACATTGACCTTTATTCTCTGGCCAATATTTACTCTGCAAAAACAGAAGGCTTGACTTTCGTTGAACCTCTGAATATGATGCGTAGTAACGTAACCTTCTATACAGGTCCTCTTGATACAGCAGGAAAGGAAATGTGTACGATTGCTGCTATGTCTCTACTTCCTATGGTGAAAGCAGACATGGTGAATAGCACGGACACATTTAATACATTCATCAGTAAGGTTACAGATAATTATCGTTATCTTGAAGAGTGCTCACCTAGACTTCGTAACAACACAAACCTGGATATCAAGTTCTATAACACTTATGGCCGTAGCAATAACTATTACATCGGTGATGAGCAAGAACTCATTGACCGTGTTAATATTAGTATCAGTTACGACGTAAAACTTGTAGACGGTACAACTGCTACGAATGTTATGGCTGAACTCCAGGCATTCATCAAATCGTTTGTCGAAAAAGTCAATTCCTCTGGTTCGAATGACCTCTATATCTCAAATATGATTAAGGCTATCGAGAATAACTTCTCGGCTGTCCATCATCTGAGATTTACAGGAATTAATGACTACGACCCGAAATATCAGACCGTGTGTATGAAAGTAACTGATCTGAATGATCTTACCAAAGAGGAACTCCGTGAATACGTTCCCGAGGTTCTCGTTGTTGCACAGGATGATATCAAGCTCAACGTAGAGGTCGTAAAAACAATCAGTTAAGTTTTGAACTCAATACTCTATTAAGAAAGGTGGCTATGAATTATGAAATCCGCAATTCAGTTCAAGCTGGAAACTGCTGGATTAGATGAGCGTGAAGCAAAAGTTCTCGATTTCATTCATGCCAAGAATAAAGCAAAGGATCGGATGGATCAGATGTCCGCATTTGAAAACGATCCCGAGCATATGCGTCGCATGACACTGAAAGCTGCAGAAGACGGCAAGTCCGTTTGCATTGATACAGTCCTTGGTCAAATCTATAAGAACGCACTTCCTTACAACGATCCCGACAAGAACCTTTCTCCGTCGGACGCTGGTGCAGAAGTTCGTGATTTTATTGCCAAGCGCTGTGATAATAAGCCTACAGAATACTACGTCCGTGAAGCTCTTAAGAAGAATAATTCTTCTGTGCTTCGTACGATCGTAACTGAGGCTGAAAACGCCGCTAAGCATGCAGTCACCATCAAGAAGAACAACATCGGTCGTATTGATCCTGACTCCATCCATTACGATCCCACTGCAAACGATACTGCTATCAAGAACATCAATGCAAAGATGAGTCTCGATGAGATCAGCGATATCATCAAGAATAACGTCCAGACTACAATTGATGCAGAGAAGCAGAAGGTTGCAGATGAGGATCAGTATCGTCATGATATTGAGGATACTCTTGCTCAGGACAATCAGGTCATGGACAATCAGGCTATGCAGGATGCTGTGAACGAAGCTACAAACTACCGTTTCTCAGGTCGTCCGAAGATTTACCAGCCTTCCCTCTTTGAGGCTATTATGATGAATAAGGCCAATAAGATGCAGGGCTCCAATCCTCAGGATATCTTTACAGAGGCAGTTCATGAGTATACAAAGCTCGCAATGCTGAAGGCTCTGAAGCTGGAGAATTTCGATCTTCGCAATACTCGTGATATGACCTATAAGTATATCACTGATAAGGCTTAAATGATAGGCTAGAAGGAATAGAAAACCTTCTAGCCTATCATTTTTTCATTTTAGTTGCTGTCTCACATATACCTTGTTATTGACATCCACCATATCAATCAAAGTATCAAAAGCGAGAATAGAGCAGCCTACGGCTTCTGTAGCTAAAGCCCGAATTTCGTCAGAGCTAATTGAATGCTCATCCGATTTATTTACAACGAGGTTCATGGAATCAACCTCTGAGTACGAAATGTCATTTTTATTCAGAATCTCTTTAATGGTACTGAGCATACTACCCGATATCTTCTTTACCTCAGATAATACACTACTTGAATTATTTGCCATATAATTGCGAAACCCCTTTCTACTCTAGAGTATCCAGCCTTAAATTTATGGTGATGTTTGAATATGCATTAAAACTCAATGCAATCCAAGCATCACCATAAATTATTTAGCCTTTATCTTCAGAAGTATCGGTACTTCCCTCAGTGTTCTGATCCTTATTGTCACCAGGGTTCTCAGTAGTACCCTGATCACCCTTCTGATCAGTATCAGTTGGAGGAACTACAGGATCTTTCTTGTCCTCAGTAGGAGGAGTTTCCGGATCTTTCTTATCACCGGTGGGAGGAGTCACAGTGGAATCATCCTTCTTGGTGCAGCAACCGCAATTACCACCGCAGATACAATTATTGCCATTATTACCCGTGTCAGTATCGGTTGAGGAATCATCCTTACCAGTGCCTGACCCATTTACAGTGGCAAGCAGAGCTTCGATATCTGCAACATCATATACTGTATTGAAGTTATCCACGATAGCTTCCACGTTCAGAACGATCTGATCAGCCTTGCCATCAATCTTGACAGTATAGCTGTTATCCTGTGTAGCACAAGGAATATCCGCAACCACAACTTCAGTGTAATCTGCGGGTGCTTCCAGCACAGCAGGACCAACCATAGAATCAATGATGGATGTGCCAATCGTTGCATTGGTAAGGAACTTGGAAGCATAGTTGTTATGAGTGATCTCATTCGGGCAATCACACATATGATGATAGAGAGTATACTTTGCACTGTGATACTTTCCATCAATATCCTTGCCACGAACAACCTGCTCATCCTTACCGATCATGTAAGTGTCATTACCATATGTGGTAGTAACCTTAATTGAATTGATGCGAATCGTATACGGATGCTGATTGTACTGACACTTGATGCCATACCGAGAAATATTCGGTACAGGAATCTCAATTCGACCATCAAAGACGTACAGCTTACGGTACATCATATGATTGAACTGATCCACAGGAGCGAGAATAACACCATTGCAACTTTCAGCAAGAGTGGAAAGAACGCCATTAGAGAGACACTTCCCGTCTTTATTAAAGAGCTCATAATCTGCAGAGATCAGGAACTCGTTATTCACATGAATAATCTTGGGTACCTTCTCATTGACAATGAACTCCTTCATGAAGGCAACACGCTCACCATTCTCTTCTGTGGTCAGATCAGAATGATAGAGATACATGTCGACATCATATACATTATTGAGATTCTTAGATACCTGAATACCAGACTTTTTATAGTTTGCATCTTCAGGCACCACGATATTGGCTGATTCATCGACCATGTAATACTGACCGTTGAAATAGCCGAACATCTGACTTGTAGCCATAGTCAACCCTTCTTTCCAAATTTATTATAATTATAGAGGCAATCTGGTTCATCCATCCATTCAATATGGATTTCAATCCTAGGTTTTAGTGAATAATACTTCTTAGAGACTCCCTCTACGATAAGAGAGTCATCTACTAAAATCTTAGATTGAATCATATCAGAATATGCTTTCCCCAGATTATCCCAATCAGGTTTACTTATAGGTCTAACTAATCCAAGTTCTGCCAAAATAGTATCTGCTTTTGACATAGATTTTGGAATTGGTAAGTAAGAGACACATGTAAATTTGCAAGGAGTATTGATCATTGGAAGATCTCTTCCTTTTGCAAATTTATCAAAAAGGTCTTTGTTGTCCTTTGCTCCACGTACATAAAAACTATTCGTCATAGAAGAATAGCGTGGACGTGGAGTTGCTTTTGGAATCATATAAATCGTAAAATCCATATGACTCCAATGAATATTAAGAATATGGTGAATTTTATCCGAAATTAACTCCTTTTGCCTTCCAAGTTTAAGCTGATCAAGGAGGTATACAAAGCGTTGCTGAGGATCTCTAGGAATTTCTCCATAGAGTTTACGATACTCACGCTCAATCTTCTTCAATGCTTTTACACTCCCGTGATACTAGCAATAAGATTTTCAAGGCCACCAAGAATTGCATTACTCACGTTATCACCAGCACCAACCACAGCGGATTTCACAATGGTTGTAGCAAGAGCGATACGATTTGAAAGCTGCGGAGTCACAAGACTGATACCGCACTGAGATGCAATGAAGTCAATCAGACTAGAATTCGCAAGGAAAAGAGTAATATCACCAGACGGTGTAATACTCATATCGGAATAAAGATCGTCGATCGTAAAATCGACTCGAATGTGGGTCGGATATCCATCGACTGACCACTCGCCACCGTCCGGGCACTTACTAATTGTCATACTAGAGATAATACCCAGGTTACAAGCAAACACACCAGGATAGTATGCTTTCACAAGGAACGGAGAGCCATACGTATTTGCTGTTGTTTGCTTAGGAACGGCAAGAGCCACAAGATGCCAGAGCGGTACAAGAATATCCAAATAGAAGCCAAGCTTGTTACCGTACGGGGTACGTAAATCGACAGTCAGGTTGTAACTCTTCCCATAACTTGACTTCTTATAAATTTCAGGGAAGATCATTGTCTCACCGCTGATGACATTAGAGGTCGTGCTAAGAAGTCGACTCATAACACCAGCGATACCAAACTTACTTTGAGAAAGAACCGATGACATAGCATCAGCTGCACCTGTTGTAAGTTGCTTTAACTGAGTATCATCAACGCCACCAGATTGGACAAGGAATGCAATTTCTTTACCGAAATCATCTGCTGAATCGTAGATAGTAGAAAGTTTTGATGCCTCATGCTGGTTTGTGAATCCGTCAGACCCAGAATTACCTGCATCGACATAGAATTCGACGAAGTTCATCTGAGTCAGAATATCAGAGATCGAGCCAATGGCATCTTTCTCATCACTCTTTCCGATGTCAGGAATAGACGATTCACTACTGAGCGCAATACCCATCATTGATGCAAGACCTTTGATGGTTGAGCCAACCTTATTCTTCAGAGCATCCGCGATGTTCTTTGATGCAGTAGAATAAGCACTCTTCGTCCATCTGTAATCTTTCCAGTCAAACTTATCAAGAGTCGTTGAGCCGTCGATTGAGATCCCATCGAGATCAAGGAAAGCCGCAGACACCTGACAAAGAATATTGACATAGTTCATGTACTGCACATATGTCTGCTGGAAGTCATAATAACGAAGTGCATTCTTTCTCTTCGCCTCATCCAGATTTGTCAGAAGAGCTGCCACATTGCCGTTAGCAGCTTGCACCATCATATATGCAGTCTGTTTCTTTTTATCGCCCTCAACAGCCGGAAGATAAATAGGCTGTCCAGGAACGATTGTGACAACTGGTGCTTCTAGCATGATATTCTCAATAAACGTACGACCAATAAGCTGGCTCTTTGGTTTATTGGAAATTGAGTATGTCCGATAGTCACAATATTGAGTAAACTGGTGAGGAAGGCCAAATAATTTCATTGTATACTTGGTAATATCCTCACCATAATTATCAATCATATTTGTGAGAGTTTTATCAATGCCACTACTCAAAGAAGTCAGGAATCCACCAACTCCGCCACCGTTAGATGTACTAGCATTTGATGTATTATCCGGAATAGGAACGGTTGGAGTATCTGCTTTCGTCTGCACAGACGGTGCGCCAATCTGCGTCAGCGTGTTTGCGTTGACAGCTGCGGTCACCTTTCCGTTTTGACCGATGACAACTCGATCACCATGGACCTCCAAAATATCATATGTATTCTTACGAACGAACGAAGCAAGATGCGTTCCGTTCATGTCAGTCATTGCTGATGTGGTGACTTGCATACCTTCTGTAAAAGCCATGAAATAAATCACCTCTTTCTAACACAAAATAAATGGTAAGGAAAACCCCAGTTACTTTAGGAGTTTTCCTTACCATTTTGTTTCATTGAGGTTTAGACCCCAAATGCGATGCGACGAGCAACCAATTCAGCATTTGTCATGGAAGAATCAGAGACGCTTCCATTATTATATGACTTCTTGAATGCTCCACGAGGAGTTGTTACACTGGATTTGCTATCACCTTTTCCGCCAGTCATCGGAGTATAATTCGAAGCTTTGATCCTCGAAATACCTTCTTTGATGTCAGAAAGCTCATCCAGATTTTCAGTATTGCCAGAGATCGTGCTAAGAAGAGCAACCATCTTATCCATAAGAATAAGAACCTGAGTGTTGTCAACACCACGGCCGCCATTCTTTTCCTTAGAAGTATAGCTAGAAGAATGAGGTGCTTGATAATAGCTACGGGTCTGATAAGAATCCACAGTAGAATTATGCTCACTTGTCGTATCAATGGATTTTGCCACAGGAGCAAAACGCATATCCTTGACAGTAGCGCCTCTTCCGCCCTTCCTATCGGCCCCGCTAATAGCATCAACGCCAGTATTCTGCTTAGCCTCGTTGAACTTGTCATTGATATATTCCTTACCAGCTTTCAATGCAACCGGCAGGACCACATCCTCCAAGACCACCTGGCCAAGCGGACGCTTAGCAAGCGCTTCCTTACGTTTCTTCTCTTCCTCAGCTTTCTTCTTAGCTTCAGCTTGTCTCTTGCGCTCAGCACGAGAAACTTTCGGCTTTTGTCCAGTAAGTTTCTCAAACCATTCGTCAGAATGCTGATCAACCTCGTACTCGAGATAGGCTCCAAGAAGTTGTCCACTGAGCGAGCCGATCCCGTCAGCGACCATCTCAGCACCACTCTGTTTTTTCTTCTTAGAATTCGTCTTCTTAGGACCGTTGCCGCCCTCTTCGCTCATGACATCCTTCCCATGGAAAGCCTGGTAGTATTTCTCTGCCCACTGAGCGCGAGGTGCAAAATAACTGGATGTTCTAGCACGATTGTCACCCCAGCCAGGCATCTCATATCCGCCGAGAACAGCAGTTGCTGCATCAACAGGAGATGTGATGGTCTTAAGACGATTAAACGTATTGCGATATGCTGCGCTACCGTTCTTAAACTCATCCAGCGCAAATGCTATCTGAGTATAAAGATTACCGATAGAAGTCTTCTTCCGCTTTGCAAACTGAAGAAGTCTCTCTTTACGAGAAGTCTGACCAGGCTGATTTGCATAAGTCCATTGAGCAAGGCCGTAACCAGCCTTATCACTAGACTTGTCAGGGAATTTGTTATTCTGGTCAGCATACGCAGTATATTGATCGTCTGTCATGCCAAACTGCTTATTGTAATAATCTTCCAGATTCTTAGGCTGCAATCTAGATTCATTGTGCCAGCATCCAAGAACACCAGCAGCACCGGCATCAGACATACCAGCTTCACGAAGTTTACGGAAGATATTACGGGCATTACCCTCAATAGTGCCAGTATCAGCATCAGCACCACTGATACCATCTACACCGTCCTCATCATAAGAACTGGACGAAGTATCTGTGTCACCATTGATCTCATTCACCACTGCGTCCCAATCAACGTCCATATTACCAGTAACAGCAGCTTCGAACATCTTGCTACCGATTGTAGACATTGCATTCGACATCAGTGAGAAGAACGATGTACTCTTAGATTCAGTGTCACTATCATAATAGCTATCTCTTGCATCAGCACCATCAGCAGATGCATCCGCAGAGTTATTGAACTGAATCGTACCCTTGGGAGCCTGAGTGTAATTAGCACCGGGCTTACCAGGAGTCCAAACGCAAGAATACGTCTTATAAGCACGACCTGTTGCAGATGCAGAGTTTGCCGAATTCGGAGATCCGACGTTATAGACAAAAATGTTACCATTCAGTCTGCCAGCGTAAATCTCAGTATGACCAGACTTTGCAACGATATCACCAGGCTGAAGATTCCAGTTAGAGAATGTCTTATAGGTGAATCCTGTATTTGCCATAAGTCCATTCTGATGAGTCATCTCACCAGAATAAAGCTGAGTAGAATCAGGAAGTACGCCATAGAACTTCAGACATGCAGAAACGAAGCCAGAGCAATCGGAACGAGTTCGAATAGTGCGTCCACCAATGGTGACGTTGACATATCTATTTGAACTATAGCCAACTCCAGATCTTGCGATCTGCTTCTTTACTTCAATGACGATATCCATCCAGCGATCGCGATTGCTTCTACCACGGCCACCAACAACGCGACGAATGATATTACGGAAACTCTTACGATGGCCGGAACCACAATAAGAATTATCATCATCAAACGTCCAAACTGCCGATGTGTTATTATTGAGCTCATCAGGAGACACTCGCCCAGAATACTCAACACCGCGAGGATCGTTGATAATAATATTACCATTCGAATCAACGCCGTTTGCAACCACATAGTGGCCAGAATCGGTATAAGGAGAATTCCCATTACCGTTATCACGGCCAAGAAGCATGACAGGACCATTGGAATTACGAACCTTACGGACGATCTCAGAAGAAGACGGATTCCGTTCCATAGAAGAGCGTACGCCATAAGCGTTTGCTGCATTCTGAACGAAATTCATATTCGTACCAGTTTCGTCACGGTCACCAGTCTGCTGCGCAAGACGTGCAAGAGACACAGGATCAGTGTGATTTGCAGAAACGTCCGAAAGAACCATCGCCATAGCCGTCGGGCCACAGCCGGTATCAGACATCGTTGCAGACGCATCCGAGCCGTCAGCCTTAGAATAAGACTTCGATGCCCAACGAGAATCGTCCTGAGAATAATAAGTACCACCATTCAGTGTATCGGGAGCAACTCCACGACCACCAGATGTCTTACGGTGACCAGAGCCACCTTCAGTCTTATTAATCTCATTAACATCGCTATTGATCTGATCCCAATCAACACCGTTACCAGAGCCGCCATCTGTCTTCTTTTTACCACGGATCCAATCCATGAGAGAAGTACCAATGGAGTTGATAGCATTGCTGATAGTATCACCAAGGCTATTGAAAAGTCTAGGAATACCGACTGTAAACAGGGAAGCAAATTTAACAGCACCGCCAATAAAACTCTTAAAGCCACTACTCTTGCCATTTGCAAACTTGGCATTTTCAAAACCAGACCAATCTTTTTTCGGATCCTTATACTGATCAAGTGTCGCCTGGAAAGATTCGATCTCCTTGTCAATTCCACCGAGGCCAACAGCATCGAGAGCTTTTCCTACAAGGCTGCCAAGCGTATTCGCGACCATATTATATCCAAGGACAAATGTCATCGGAATACGAGACAATGTGACCAACGCACCGAAAAGGTTTCCACCCTTTCCGCTTTCGTCTCTGCCAGCTGTCCAGAATTTAGAGAGGTTACCCTCAACAGATGCGTCCCAAGAATTAGAAACGCCTGTCTTGATAGCATCCATCTGCTCTTTATGGCTATCAACGTATTCATCAATCTTACCCTTGACGCCCTTGATAACGAATGCAGGAAGAGATCCAATAAGGAACGGAAGTTTCAAAACACCACAGAGTGCTCCAGAGACTCCAGCAAGAGGACCATCAAAGTTGATATTAGCGTTACCAATTGCAAGGGGATCGCCCTTCACCATATTGGTGCTATAATCAGCAAGATGCTTAGGAATCTCAGCAATATTGCCTGCTGCTCCACCAATAAACTCAGGAACTTTCTTAAGCAGGAAGTCTCCGCCAACAGATCCAAGCTTGCCAATCAGATGACCGACAAACACTGCAACCTTACCAACGCCAAGTGTTGCTCCGATGATTCCATGGAGAGGGTTGTTCGGATCAGAAGTATTGACCTTAGCCTTTGCATAAGACATGAAATCAATATTCGGATCATTGAAGTTCTGATTGATTGTGCGGAAACCTGTTACAAGTGCACTACCAGCATCGCCAAGAGTAGTAGTCAGGTTCTTTCCAAAGTTGCCAAAGAACTGCTTGGCAGAATTAAATCCACCCTTAATCATTTCAATGGGCTTTGTAAGAAGTCCACTCTTCTGCTCAGTAGTGTCCTCATAACGGCCGTTCTCGCCGGTCTGCCCTTCGAATGCTCGAGCATCAAGCTTAGCTGTTCCAAGCGGCTTACCGGTTGTAGCATCGAATGCTGAGAAAGTACCGTCACTGTTTTCGCGATACTCAGTATTGGACTGCTTATCGACGAAAACTCTCTGCTTCTTACCAACGAGTTTCTCACGAGCCTTGTCGCCAAAGCCCTTAAGACCCTTCTGAAGACGAGAACCAAGTGTCTGGTTCTTCTCATCATTATAATCAGCAAACGACTGGATATTTGCGCCATACTCACCATTCTTAGCGCCTTCAGTGAATTGCTCCAAAGTAACGCTAGAATCAAGCAAGCCCGCTTTAATCATCTCATTATACTGAGACTCAAGGTTTGAATTGACATTGGCATCATATGCTTCCTTAAGTTCAGTCTGACCAGCGGCCAGAGCAGCAAACTTATCGTCACCAGCCACCATCTGATAAATCAGAGTAGCCAGTTCAGTATACATATCAACGCCAGTAACGGAGACGATCAACTCATTGACACAGTCTACGATACTACCAAACGTTGAACCACTGAATGCACCAAAGAGTCCAGAGATGATCATCATGGTAGCATCAGGTTGGCTAGAGGTGCGGAAGAGTCGTTTAGCGCCAGAGACACCGTTAACAGCACCAAGAACTACCCAAGTAGATTCTTTTGCTGCATAGCCGACAACTGTACCTGCAAGGCCAGCTGCTGTACCAAGAATAGTTGCAATCTTAGCAGAAATCTTCTTAAAGTGCTTCTGGATACATCCAGTTGCGCTAGACAGAAGTTTGGTAACCTTACCAGGTTTGATCGAACTGCCGAATCGAGCACTTGCTTTTTCCATGATACTGGAGAAGAATTTCTTCACAATGTCAATGACTTTTGTGATGCCACTCTTCTCACTAGCAGCCATGATCTTATCAGCTGTTGTATTTGCAAACTTGCCAACCTTCGATGCGACAGATGCCACACGGTCGCCGTTATTGATGTTATCCTCCATCATTCCTGTGAGGATTTCATTGGAGAAGGTTTCATTTGATAATGCTTTACCAGCACCATACTTGAAACCATTCACTGCAGAGGAAGTAACTTCAAGATATTTATTCTTAATACCACCACCGATCTTATTCTTAAGACCGGAGACAGCTCTACCTGCCTTATCCTTAAGACCGGAGGCGGCCATACCTGCTCTTGTATTACCAACAGCATTACCGATGAAATCACCGCCTGCTGCAAGTTTTCCACCAACAAACTTTCCACCATCTACAATCTTTCCGCCGATGTACTTTCCGCCCTTAAAAAGATCACTACCAAGGTTCTTGATGTTTTCGATTCCACCAATCACCTTAGGAATAGCCTTTTTGCCACCCTCATGGATCGCATGTGCTCCACCAGCAACAGCTTCTGCAAGAAGCTTAGTACGGGCTCCAGTTTCGTTGTAAATATTGCCATCTTTGTCATAGAGGAAACTCTTGATAGCATCCGGAATATTACCAGTAAGAAGATTACCAACGGTATTCTTCAGACCATCAACTTCATCAGAAATGACATCTGCAGATGTTCTGCCATCGCCGAGTCTATCCTTTCCATACATATAGTCCGAAACAAGACGTTCTACAGGATTCGTTGACTCGGAAGATCCATTGCCCGGATTTGCAAAGAGACTGATAAGCCTACCAAGAAGCTTGATCACCATAGGAGCAAGGAGAATCAGAGCACCTGTGATAATACCCTTCTTCGAGAAGATCGAATTCCAGATCTTATTATGGGAGTGAACACCTTCGTTGATGGATTCCATCAAACCAGTATTCTTCTTATCCTTTGCTTCCTGCTCAGCCTTTTCATCAACAGCAGCACGCTGAGCACGCTGCTCATCTGCAGTCTTACCCTTAGGAGCAGACTGATCCGGATTGATAGTTGCATCACCGTAAGAAATCTCACCATCGTTAGTTTCCTCACTAGCAACTGTCTTACCAGTATCAACTGTGGCGTTAGCTTTCAGTGCAGAAGTAATTGCTGTATTTACACCAGCAAACGGAGAATTTGCATTTCCAATATTCGGTGCAGGAATATTGGTAGGAGCCTTTACGGATGCATCCGTAGAAGTATAAGTTTTCGTGATATTGGTATCAGCATCTTCACGAGCGGTTTCCATATCACTAAATCCACCCTTAACGGTATCAAAGATACCACCGAGCAGATCACGGATATCAGCAAAGATACCTACGAGGCCAGTACGAGTAGAAGCATCATTCGGAATGACCTTCTCGCCACCAGCCATATCACGAACCTCAGGACCGTTGGTACCAACAACAGTTGCACCCTTATCGGTAACAACCATCTCTTCGCCAACCTCACCGACATCGGCAGGGCCCGGCTTAGCATTATCAGTACCTTCAGCGTAGTGAGGACGGTTCTTCTTTGCTTCACGTTCCTCTTTGCGTCTACGACGACGTTCCTCAAGAGCACGATGTGCTGCTTCCTTTGCTTCACGCTGCTCTTTGACGCGATCAAGATATGCCTCGTAATTGATATCACGCTGCATCTTCATCTCTTTACGAGTCTGATCGGAATCAAGCATCGTGCCATTCTTACGACGATCTTTACGACGCTGCTTATAATCCTTATTCGATTCTTTAGCACCAGCACGAAGGCCACTGATATTGGACAGTGCGACTTCAATACCACCAAAGAACCCGTAGTCCTTCATGTAGTCAGAGAACTTCTTTTGACGATCCTTAGAAGACGATTTCGTTGCACGATCACGTGCAGCTTCAGCGATTCTAATTTCAGCATCATGGTTTCCATTCTCATCCTTATGAAGAAGCTCGATATTACGGTCGGTGTTACGATCAGTATATCCCTGAGCTTTACCACCTTCAAACGCTTCTGCCTTTGCTTCGTCTTTTGTAAGTTTAGGCTTACGGCCAAGAATAAAATCGAGTGCCTTATGAAGAATTTTATTCGTATCCTTCTGGACATCCAAAGATGCATCCTGGAACTTCTCAGTTTTGATCTGAGATTCAGTCTTAATGGCTTCGCCCTTGAAACTGATATGCTCACCACGCTCAAGCGCAGCAGCTTTTGCAAATGCACGATTTTCCTCAGTATCTTCCGATCTCTGATTCTTCGTGTACTTTGCAATCAGTCTCTGGTTACTAAGGAGGTCTTTGCGTTTCTGCTTACGCTCCTTAGCCATATTCCTCTGACGTTCTTTTTTTTCCTTATTTAAACGAACTCTTGTCGCCCAAGGAAGACCCTTACCGGCATCTTTAATACTACCATCAGGATTAAAGAGCATCTTGGAGCTAACGTCTTTCTTCTCCATTCCGTACTTGGTTGAATCCCAAACTCTACGGAAGTAAGAACCAAGACCATTACCCTCCTCACGCTTCTCAGGTGCAAGACCAAAGAATTTACGACCCTTATCAATGATACCATTGATCCAAGTCATAGGATTCATGAAGTGAAGGATGTTCTTAACAGACTTTGTGATTGCACCAGTAACCTGATCACGAACGTAAGTGACAGAAGACTTAGCAAGATCAATCACGGGATTTACCAGACGACGCATACCGCCCTGAACCCAGCGAAGAGCATCTTTCGCACTCTTGAAAGCAGTCTGAATCAGACGCATCGGCCAAGAATTCACGACAGCGTCTTTTACATCACGAAGAACCGAGATGCCAAAACGACCGATATGAGCAACAGTGCCAATGATCTTATCATTGATGAATCCAAATGTCTTCTGAACTGCCTTAAACGGAAGAGAAACAGCTGTGCCAATAGCACTTGCAGCAAGACCGAGTGCTTTAGAGAATACGCCAAAAGTAGTCTTAACTGCAAGACCGATCGGAGTAGTGATCGCCTTAATAGCGAGACCGACGCCATGACGAAGTGCGGTAGCCATTGGCGACAGCATTGTCATAACGAGATTGATCGGCGTAGAAATAATTGCTTTAGCAGCGCCCCAGATAGCAGATCCGGCTGCAGTAGCTGCAGCAGTAACAGGCTGAAGAATCTTCTTCGTAGCATCAACCATTCCACCAAGGAAGTCTTCCTTAATGAATCGGCCAACGTCTTTTGCGGTATTCCATGCGAACGAAGTCAAACTACCAATCATGGACGATACAGCATCGCCAATCGGCTCCATGATCAAAGTAATTTTGTTGAATACGTCAAACTGAAGGAAATTCTTCGCATCGTCGATAAAGTTTGCAGCAGCATTCTTAATCGGCTGGAATACGGAGACATTCAGAGCATTCTTAAACTGGCCAAGAATACCTTCTCGTTTTACACCAGTCTCTTCATCAACTTTGCCGAACAGCCATTCATGGAAGTTATCCTTCTGAGCAAGAATAGCTGCACCAAGGCCAAGAGATGCACCGAGAACAGGACCGCCAACGAGAGTACCAAGCAAGCCACCAGTACCAAGGCCAATACCAAGCATACCAGCAAGCTTACCACCAGAAACGCCACCATTGGATTCAGCATCACCAACGATGTTGCGCATCCACTTCTTGCCAAGAGTGACAATACCGAGCTGTCCATTTTCAGCATCACCAAAAAGGAACTTCTGGAAAATTTCACTCTTCAAAACAGTAGCGGATGCGAGACCCATGAGTGCGCCAGCAACAGGACCACCAACGAGAGTGCCGAGAATACCACCACCAGTGATTGTACCAGTAATAGCGCCTACTGCGGCACCGCCTGTTAAGAACTTTCCATGCTCATGGAAGAATTCTTGAGTCTTATCACTGATAAAGCCTTCGTGATCTTCTGTACCAAAAAGCCAATCTTGGAATTTTTCAGACTTTGAAAGAATACCGCCTGCAAAGCCAAGAAGAGCACCGCCGATAGGACCACCGACGAGAGTGCCGAGTAAGCCACCAGCAGCAACGCCACCAACAGCGCCAACGGCTGCGCCAGCCATACCAGAAGGAAGCATCTCAGAAGCTTTCTCTTTGATAGAGTCAATGACTTCCTGCTGAGTCTTCTCATCATCTTCGTCATCATTCGTGCCAAAGAGAGCATTCTTCCAGCCAACTAATCCTTTACGTAAAGAATCTGCTACGGAAGATAATCCAGAGGTAGCCTTATGGATAAGGCCTTCTTTTCCAGATTCTTCTTCACCCTCTTTTTTCTCACCGAAGAGACGAACCTCAATACCTTCTTTGATATGATTGACCATACCGGTAAGCTTGCCCTTAACGGTATTTTTCATCTCTTCGTCGTTAGCCTTCGGAACAGCAGTACCATCTGCCGCGATATAACCTTCACCTGTAATCATATGGCGCAGGCCAAAATATGATTCACGGATTCGATTATTCACACCAGAAAGAATGCCGTCCTTCTTGTACCCATTTTCATCCTTTGTACCAAAGAGAGATTCTTTCAAAGGAGTAAGGAATTTTTCGGAGATATATTCTCCAGCCTTAGTGAACGAAGCGCCAAGACCTTTCATCATAGCGTCCCAAGCAGCATCAGAATCACCATTCATGATACCAGCAAGAACGCCACTCGCTTTCTGGAAGAAAGTAGCAGTAATACCGCCAAGCTGAGCTTTATCAGGTTCAGGCTGAACGATATTCGGCTGAGCAGCAAAGAGCTTTTCGTAATCATCTGCTGTTTGCGGACCTTCGGGTTCAGGAGGATTGACAAAATGATTCAATACAGGAGCCTGGCTCGCTGCTTGTTGTGCAGAAACGAGCAGACCATGAGCATTTTGCTTAAAGCCTTCCATCAACGGATGATTCGGTACATATACACCAGTTTTCTGGTCTCTATGGTACATCGTTCCGTCAATACCCTTAGTCTCGTCATTATACGGAATTCTGATATCGTCGTCAATATCTACGCCGTCCAGCTTACGACGAATCTGGACGAAAATACCACGACGAAGAATATCCCGAATATCAGTAACAAGCGAAGGAAGAGAAGCAGCTGGACTTGGATTAACAGGACGAATCTCTCCACCCTGCTTAATCGTCTCAACAGCACGGTCATTGATCATCTGATCAATATTACGGCCATCAAGAATCTTACCGACGTTATTATGCTCGCCACCTTCGTTGTAACCAGCAACAGATTTGACTCGGTTTGCAGACGCTCTCTGCTTTGCATAATTGGCAGAAATTAATGCTCCATCATTGGTCTTCACCATATTCTGGAACATGCCAAGATAAGCATTTTTTACCTTCTCATCGGCAGTCTCAAGGCTATTGATGAGAGTCTCTCGATTCAGGGCATCTTCAAGACGAAGCGGACCATTGATTTGCTCCATCTTAAGAAACAGCTCAGGAAGACTCTTTAAGAACGATTCCTGAAGATTTGGATCAATAGACCCAAGATTTGCAGCATAGATTTTTGCTTTCTTACCAAAATCACTCTTATTGAATTCATTGACCGTATCATACGTGAGGTTATCTGTGATCTCATCACGCATCTGCTTTACGGTCTTATATTTTCCTTCCTCCCAATCGTATGCCTGAATATTCTTATCGAAATCACTCGCGTTCTTACCTGTAACAGCAATTGCGATCTGCTGCAAGTATCCAGTAGACTCACGAAGATATTTCGGAATAATTTCAGTAATGGCATGGTTGGCCATTCCGTTATACGGAACCGGGGTAGCGTCAACTCTCTTGAGGTCAAAATCTTTAGTACGCTTTGTCCGTGTACCAAAGATAGCACCAATTGTACGCTTACCTTCACCAATGAGAGTCGCGTCGTCTTCACCCCAAGCGCCAATACGCTCAAGAATAGAAGGAATAAATGCTTTCAAAGTATTATCAAACTGCTTCATAGCAGATTTGGTAATCTTCGGAATCATTGCATCAATACCCATCTTAAGAGCAGCACCTACAGGGTTTACTGTAAGAGCATCTCTGTTCTCAAGAAGAGTATTCGCCATGCCAACCACGTTACCGAGTGCGGTTGCAGATTGGTCGATCTTTTTGATATTCTGAGTAACGTACTTGAGGTAGTTATTCAGATCGAATCCGCCTTCCGTGGTGACAAGGTCCTTCGAAGTGATCTCGTCTTTTCCACCCTTGTACGGATCCTCTTGCTTAGGAGTCATTTGCTCATAGTATGCAATAGAAGCATCTATGAACTTCGTCATATTCTCTGTCTGATAATTCAGTAATGCAGAGATGTTGGAATTGATTGACGTCAACTGGCCAATTACTTCCTGACCAATCTCAGCATTTTTTGCCAGAGAAATAGACGTAAGCGAAACCATTGCATCAACTTGTGCTTTGGCAGCAGTAAGTTGATACTCCGATTGCTTTTGAATTAATCGAACGGTCGCATCATTGCTTCCATTAGACTGCGTTTGATTAACTACGTTATTATTGATTTGGACATTTGTGTCGTCATCAATATCTGAGAAAGAGACATCTCCAGAAGAATCAAAGAGTTTATCAATGTCATCTTCTGAGAATTGATCTTTCTGGTCACCATAACCACCCATGAGCGCTTTTTCTTCACGCTCTTTATTATAGAGATTACCTGATTTTAGGTCTTGCAGCGAGTTATCAATTGCTTGCTGTGCGAATTTAACTGCTGGTGTACCTTTAATCGCGGCAATAACTTTTCCGGAGGTTAATTTCGAATTCTGAATAGTCTTTGCAACTTCCGTTGAAGATTGTGATACCGACTTAATAGTAGAAGCGGTTGACGGCATGATGTCTTTGATGACTTCCGTGCCAGCCAAACCGAGACTATTAAGAGCATTTCGTAACCAAGGAGAATTAAGCTTCGTCTTGGTTACCGTGATATCGGTATTTTTCTTAGCCATAGTGGCTCATCCACTCCTTTCTATTTTGAGAGTTGAGTAGATCGCAATACTCATTAATACAATGATTAACCGTTACAAGTCTGTTTTTAAGAGGATTTGCCAATGGCCGGACAAAAAAGAAGACTACACGCTATAAATTAGCAATGTAGTCTTCTTATTTACTTCTCCATGGAGGAGTTGGGATTGTGGCCAACTTCTTCAATCGTTGCATATCGAATCATGCTTTTTCCTTCTTCCGGATAAAAATGGTTATTCACGACAGCAACGACGTATTTCTTATCACGCTTATACTTCCGATACTTAAGCTTCGTAATATCAGCTCCGACGTCACGGTCATCTGCCATAATCATAATACCAGTCGTAGTAGCAATGATATCACGGAATGCCTGATTATTCAGGATACGCCCAGCGTGCTTTCCGCTGATAGGCCGGATTGCATGATTTGTCATCGTAAGGGTACCGTCTTCATTTCGATACCACAGCTCAATAGACTGTGCAAAACGGCCGAGTTCACGTAGAATAGTTTTCTTTGTCATAGTGATTCCTCCTTAAGGATCATAGTAATTAGAATAAAGTCATCCATATAATATCAAAAAAGAAGGATACCTAACTGGTTGTTAAGTCCTTCTTTAATCCGCATACTCAGTTCTTGAGCATGTAGTTCATGGTCCACACCAGAAGTGCGAGGCCTGCAAGTTTACGGAGCATTATGACTCCTCCTTTCTGTTCATAATATAAATCCTGTGAGCACAAGATATCAGATAATCTTGAGCTCGTAGCTGATGGCGTCAGTCCAGTCATTGGGCTTCTCACCATCAAAGGCGATGAGTGCGTAATCGCCGCTGCAACTACGGTAGCGAACGACGCGGCCATCATTGTAAGAAGAGCACTGGCTCTCGATGTACTCTTTAGCAGATTTCTCACCGCCAACGAAATTGGTAACCTCTCTATGCGTTGCTTCATAATGACCATCAGCCTTCTTTACAAGGGTCCAGGTGGTCAGGATCGCACTGTGCTTGCCCTCCTTACGAAGGTCACGCTTGGCGATCGAAAGCGTGCCGACATTGCAGCGAGCACGCTCCCACAGCTCTTCACGAGTCATGGGCTGAAGCGGGAAGTTTGCCTACGTGCACGAACACGCATAGCCATAAGGTTAGCGAACTCGTAAGCGCTACGCGCTTCGTAGCTGGTAGCCATTTCGATCAGGCCGTCAACTGCCAGGCAGCCGAAAGCGAACTTAGCGATGGAACGAACGGACTTAGAAGTAATAGCAGACATAGTAAATCTCCTTTTCTTGATCCTTTTTGCGGATCATACAAATCAAATATTTTAAGCAAGGTATTTATTATTCCTTGCTTTCTTTCACCAATATAATATATCATTATTTTTAGAGAATATACGGATAAAAACAAAAAAGAAAGACTAGAAGATTTTGCAGGTCTTCTAGTCTTTGCTGAGTTACTTATCTACTTCTGTATTAGGGCATGCGGTAGATAAGGAGGAATCTTCACGTTTCGATTTTACATGGGTCCAGTGAAGATCCTCAATCGGGGTAACAGTTATGGACCCATCTAAGTCTATAATTCTACCTCCTTCCAAATTCATATAGATGAATGCGAGTGTCTCATTTGAAAAGATATGCATAATCATGGCTCCTTTACAGAAGTAAATTTGTATATCCCATCATCCTAGCACTGCATTCATCTATATAATATATCATTTTAATTTCAATCTACCGAAAAACACATCGGTAATGAATGAATATGTTGCCAGTAGCTCTTTTCCATACCAAGTCGCGCTGGTCGGAGAGTAAAAACCTCAGAAGCATTCATAAACTTCAATATCCCATTTGCTGTTGCGCATCTTCATTGGGAAACCTTTCAGGTTGACGAGAGAGTATGTTTAAGCTTCCATACTCTCTCGTCTTCCCACCCAAAAAAATACAAAAAAGACGGCTGCCACGAATTACTCATGATCGAGTTTCGTGGCAGCCGTAAAAGCTGCTTAGTTATATCGCAACCAAGATTACTTCTTGGTCACGTTCTTGAGGCGAGTCTTCATCCAGTTGGGACACCCAGACTTCACGGTAGCTTCCCAGTGGGGCTTCATGTCGGTCTGGTAAGTACCCAGGGTCTCACCAGTGGAGGGGTTCAGCAGAGTACCCTTCTTGGTCTTTGCATCGACATGCTTCATGCCGATAGATGCCTTGAAGTCCTCCTTCGGCAGCAGATCAAAGCGATGTGCACCCTCGCACATGTACTCGTACATGGCGGTTGCGAAGAACTCGTACAGGCCATCGACGTTGTCGAAGGTGAAGTCCTTGGTCAGGACAATGCCACTCTCGTTCTTGTCGATGCCAGCCTTCTCGAGGACCTTCTGCAGGAACTTGCGGAAGCCCTCGGTCACCTTGATCTCTTCCACGGACTTGAGCTCACCCTTGGAGGTAAGAGCGACCTTCGTGGTGAAATCAACGTCGTTCAACATTGCCCGCATGAGGTCGTTGAACGACTTCTGGCTGAAACGAGCCAGATTGCGTTTGCCGTTCTCCTTAACCTCGGGATTAGGCTTAATAGAATTAAGCACACTGGCCACGGACATAATTTCCCTAGACATATTCTATATCTCCTTACTTTTTATATTTGAACAGCTTATGCTATTCCAGTTTTACTTACAAGTTATGAAGCTGATTTTTTATTACGCTTCTTTCCCTTGCACTTCTTCGACTTCTCTTCAGGATGATCTTCTTCATACTCAAGACGACCGATTGAAAAATCGAATACGTCTTTGAGTGTGAAGTCATCATAGTTCTTCCCGAAGAATTCTTTTGCCTGCTTCTTTTGACTAGACATCCATATCAATACCTCCTTAATCCTGAATTTCCATGTTATCCATGAGCTGTGCGTCGATGCTGGCCACAGTAACCGTAACGATCGACGAAACTGCCATAGTAGCAGCAGACGCAGCCTGAATCTTCTGAAGAGTCTTGCGCTGCTTCCGATGAAACTTCGGAGTGTTCTCCAAAGCAATCGTGGATCCCACATATACGGTACCAGCGATTGCAGCAGTAGATGAAGTTGCGAGGACAACCTTAGACGTATCAACCATAATTATACCTCCAATCAATCATTCGGGATTGCTTTACGTCTTAAGTATAATATATCATTAAAAACGAGAACTAAAAACTTATCCATTATCAAACCATTAAGTAGTTAAGGACATGAATGGTAGATTAAGGAGGTATATATGAAACGCCCAACTATTGAAGAAAAGATTCGATCCGCAGTAACTGGATTTGATCTAATCTGCTATCCACGAAACTCAAATTTCATTTATAGGTTCAATCAGGTAATCCATAAGATTGATACGTTTGATGGTGAAGATAAGTATCAGATAAAGCAAGTTCATCATACCATAGAGGAAGATGGATTCTTGACATACTACGTGTCAAAACTGTCCTTCTTCATGAGTTTTGGAAATACTCTTGATGAAGGTGGATTTGAACGATTCACTATCAAATTAACCGATATCAATCCTTATAATCTTTTCGGTGCAAATTCAATTTTGCATGGAATAAACGATTCCACGTATGAAGACTCAGCTGCTCCTTACGTGGAATTAATGGACTTCTTGAAATACATCGGATATTATTCATCCGATGATTCGGAAGATAAACCAAAAGATCAATGGCTTCTTAAAAATGTGATTTGCTCTCAGGACTTCTATGTCAATGGACATCCAGAATTCTATCTGGAGCTTTTCAGAAGAGTAGCAATAGAAGCCAGTTCCAAGCAAGTTTCCAATGAGAAAGGATATAATTGGAATGATCAATGGGACGATGATATCGTATCCATTCGACTCGTCCATTTGAAAAAACTTGCAAAGAAATATAATAATTTCCTTGAAGATAATAAACTGACTCCAGTGAAGAAGAAAGAATTGAAACTCTGCGAAAATCGTCTTAGATTTCAGGTATGTCTCAAAACCCCTCAAATAATTCGTCAGTTCTCAAATACAACTGATGGAAACCTTCTCCTAGAGATTCTAAGCGGAAAATATCAGACAGCAGTTGCTCTGATTGAGTATGCTGATAAATACTTCTCTGATAAGAAGTGGATTCTTTCCGATCACAATTCTATTCCAAAGAGAATTCAGGATGAGTATATCGTCATCAATGGAGATAACTTCGACAAAACCTTTACAAAGCTTTTCTATAGCTGGAAAACTTGCAAAGTGAATATGTCACAATACGTAATCGTATAATAAAATGACCATAGACAGTTTCTTTCGATTCTGTCTATGGCCATTTTCATGTCTAGAAATAAATGACGTACTTCAATTCTCAGAGGATAACGGCCTCCTGGTGAACTGAATTTCTTTCTTCAGCCATAACCACCATTGAGTACAAGAGAAGGCGATAGTCATTTAAATCAGTGACGCAAAGGTCGTTTATATGACTCGTATCATCAACCATTCTACCTCTGGGATACCGACACCAGTTTCAAATGGATAACTCATACATCGAATGTATAAGTCCAAGGATAATAAAAGTTTCCACAAACGAATTCTTCGCTAACAAATTGTATTCGGTATCCGGATAAATTACGATGCAGAGAAATGCTTATCCTCTTTGTGGTCTTCCTTATCAGCTGCACCAGCCATGGGAAGATTCTTTACCCACATCTCAAGAGAATCCATATACTTCTGCTTCCACTTGCTCATCTGGTTAGGATCATCATTCTCACTCATAGGCTTCACATACAGAGCCTTGAAGCCATTATCAAGAACCTTCCACTCCCAATACTTCGGAGTCGTATTGAAGCGATAATCCTTTGAGAAAACGATACGTGCAGACGATGCTGTCTTACCGTTGATGACGCCATCCTTGTTTCGATCTCTCTTGAAATAAGAATCCATATAACCAGGAGAAGAATACTTCACACGGTAACCCTTACCCTCAAGTGCAACAACGATGTGCTTGATCGGATCCGGGGTCTTCTCATTAGAATTATCCTGATTCTCATCAGCTTCAAAGAAACCTTTAAACATGGAATCCACAAGATTCGTACTTTCCAATTTTAACTCATCTCCTTTGATATATTTCTTCAAGCGATTCTTTTCTCCAATTACGTCTATAGTAATAGAGTACTCCTTCATTTTCTCGAAGATTGCCTTAGCTAGTTGTTTTTCGTGCCGTTTGTCAACACGGTTAAACATCTGAATTGCAAGAAGCACATGCTTTTTATCCGGCATAGGATACTTCTTTAATTCAGGAATTCCATAGTCAGACAAAGCAACTTTACTACGATCCAGCTTTGCTTCCAGAGTGAAATTCAAACTCTGATTAGCAAGTTCATTCGTTCTTCGAATCAGATCATCAACTGTTACTTTGTCATATTCGTGCTTCCCACAACTACCACTCAAATCAATCGTAGGAAGCATTGCACCTACAGAATATTCATTCAACTCATCACCTGAAATCTGAGTAGATGAATCATCAAATACTGAAATATTTTTCATGAATTACGATTTCTCCTTTCTATTAAGATTAGTATATAGTCGAAATAGAAATAACCCCAGTGTAGCATGATGGAAAACTACACTGGGGTTATTTACTGATGGTAGGACATAGATAGATTGAAGTTATGGAAACCTTCGACCCTATCAAAATGTTACTGTAGTAATTTATTGAGAAGTAAGATATCGCTTCACATCTTCCGGAGCAATTTCTTTCCCATACTCATCTTTGATGAAGTAACTTACCTTATCTTCTGTAGATAGATTATCATCAAAGATAAATCCATACTTATTCTTCATCGCAGTTAAAACTTCTTTATCAGCTTTATACTGAGAAGAAGCTTTCAGATTCTTCACTGCAATTTTAACAGATGGATTATTTTTATATCGCTCTCCAATGATTTTTGTAAAAGCAGTATCTTCTTGGTAATCTTCTGGAATATTGAAGACATATCGAGTATGCTCAACACCGAGATCTTGATTGATAGAATCCATTCTACCAAGAGTATCTATCAAGTCTTCTTGAGAAGCATAGATATTGCTTCCTTTGGAAAACTGAATGGTATTAAATTTTGGAGCAAGTTCATTCACAATAAATTCGTTTTCATACCTAGACTTACTAGGAGTAAATGTGAGATGATAAAAGCCTTTTTGCTCTTCTTCACCAAACTGCCACCTACTGTAGCTCCCTACATAATGAACGGTATCACGAATTGTAGAATGAATATGATAGTGACCAAAATAGACTTCTCCATTACAAGCATCCATCAATTCTTCTGATGAAAATACTGGAACTTTCTTTCTACTTCCACTCTCATTAGAAGGTTTAATAGATACCATGATATCATTGATCACTCCATGACCAAAAATATAGTCATAAGAATTTTCAGAATAGAGGTAATCTTTATAGAAATCTTCTTTTGATACCATATATTCTTCTGGAAGATATAATACATGCATTTGTGGTAGAAGTTCTTCATCAGAAACCGTTTTTATGATTCTGAAGTCAATATCTTTCCTATCTTTATAGACATCAAAAATTCCATATTGATTCGATTCATGAGATTCTGTACCATAGATAATCCGAATTGGACAGAATTCTCCATAATCTGGATTGTGATGTTTCTTTGCAATTTCTATCACCTGATTCATAAATTCAATTGCATAAGAAACTGAATCATCATTTAATAAAAGTCTTTTATCAAAATAATCTCCATCAAAGATAATGAAGTTTAATTGATCCATTGATTCTATGTATTGAAGAAAAACTTCTTCTAATTCTCTTTTTAGATGAGTAATATTAGTAGATCCAAAATGAATATCTGCTATTACTACTCCTTCATATTTTTTCTTCATAGATTTCACCTTTTTATTTTTATAGATTATTTTTACGTAGAAGAAGAAATCTATACTCACTTATATTATATATTTTATATTATATTTCGCCTCTCTAAAAATTTTTAAAAACATTTCATCATTTTTTCATCAATCTCTAGTTATATTAATTATTATAGGTTGAGATATATGAAAAAACGTTAAAATGTTGAAAGAGAAAAATAGAGAAATCAATAAAGTTCTAAGGATAAGTAAAAATCATAAAAATTTCACTTCTACTTTTTTGAAAATTTTTCATCTATTTTGGGGTAAAAATTGGTAGAAATTGATCGAATCTAAAAATTCGGAATCAACTTCTACCAAAAAATCAAAAATTGGGGTAAAAAAACTCGGACGCTTGAACAGGACGCCGAGTCAAAAAAGCCGCGACCTGACATGCATTCGCGACTCACTTCTTTTTTCTTTTCTTTCATCTATTCTAATTTCTTTTTCTTCTTTTCTCTCTCTTTTTCTTTCTTCTTATTCACTTTCTATTCATGTATTATTTAGATGACCATATCTTTTCCCCCCTATCAGTCAGAATTATTTTTTACTACGAATTGGTCAGTATGACGTAGCAATCTGCCCCGGGGCGATACGGGCATGACTAAGATAACGATTAGCCAGCGAATGAGATATATATGAGAGATATGACGAAAAATAATTAGCATACATAATTACTTTTATGTATGCTAATTATTATTTTAAAATGCAACCGGATTATGCACCCTTGATCAAGCACATGACGGTAGACTTGATGTTACCACCAGACCAAGCAGTGTTGTAATCCGCCATGGAAGCGAAAGTCTTGAAGCTTTCAGATGCAGCAGTAGCAGAAGACTTTGCTTCAGCTGCGATACTCTTAGCAGATTCAGCGGTGCTCTTTGCAGTGTTAGCAACAGACTTAGCTGAATCTGCCGCAATCTTAGCATCATTTGCAGTTGTAACTGCGTTTGATGCTGCTGTAGATGCTGAACTTGCTGCACTCTTTGCTGCTGAAGCATCAGTCATTGCTGTCTTGGAGTTTGTCAGCGCTGTGTCAGCAGTGCTCTTTGCGGTATCTGCTGTGCTCTTTGCAGTATTGGCAGTGCTGGTAGCTGAAGCGGCAGCTGATTTGGCTGCGTCTGCTGTAGACTGAGCCTTGCTGGTAGCGGTGTCCATGCTGGTGATTTTGGAAGCCAGTGTGGTACCTGTACCGTTCATGATAACGAGATTGCTCAGGGTACGAGGCAGGAACGGGATCTTGCCGTTGACGTTGCCAGCAGAGTCAAACGTCTTCTTATACAGCACACCCATTAAGGCATTTGCCATAGTTTAATTTACCACCTTTCGTTTGAGTTTACATCACACGAGCGAGTTCACTGTAGAACCGATTGATATTCTTCGTGTTCTTTATGATATCGTTTAAAGCGGTCTGGCTCACCAGGAAGGTGCTCATGACAACGTTTGTGATCACAAAGAATACATAAGGAAGATAATCAATGCTTAAGATAGATGACCCGTGGTAGGTCTTGATGAATCGTTCGATGTAATATCTCAGATTCAGATCACTCATTCGAGGAGACAGAGATTTTACAAACTCCAAGAGATTTGCAATCGTTTTAATCTCCATCTTAGAATAAGTGGCATCGAGTGCATCCAAATCAAACTGCTGGATATACTTCAGATCGCTGGATGCATAATTTGAGACAAGACCTGTATTAGGATACTCCCATACGCATTCCAGATAGAATCTCTTGATACAGTAGCACACTTTATCATAAAGAACCTTATCCAGAGTGAGAGCATATTCCTTATTCAGGATTCTTGCCATCATCTCAGTATAGACGGAAGCAGTTGTCATCATCAGCTCCGCATTTTTCATAACCTTTACCGGATCGGTTTGAAGTTTCAGAGCGATATATGCACCCTCCATCAGACCGTAGAGCTGTTTTGCAGGAATGACAAGAATAGAATCATCTTTGATCGTTGCAAAAGCATTGATAAAGATGGTAGAAACTACCTTGCCATCACTTTTCCTACGTACAATGAAAGGCATGGCAACACCGACCTTCTCTGTATTATTCCAGATAATTTCGATATCGCCATTGTTGAATGCTTCCAGTACTTTCTGAGATAGAGGGGAAATACCAGCACCACGACGAATGATCGCATACTGGTCTTCAATGTAAGATTTATCAAGCGGAACGCCAGAGGATAAATACTTGACGATTTTATCTACAACACCATTCGCTTGATTAAACGTCTTATAGACAAGAGAATCTTCCATTGTATTTTCACAGACGTAGTCGGCATCTGTGAGAAAACGTGAAATATCCATATCTATCTCCTTTCTTTCGTTATTTATTTAGCTAAATAAGTGACTTACCCTATTGTTTTTAAGGGGTATATTGAGCAAAAAGAGAGATTACGGATAATCTCACGTAATCTCTCTTAGTTTTTGGAAAATTGGAGTACTCCAAATTAGATGTCCATGTATGCGAAGATATCATCCCAGCTGGAAGACTCGCTCAGGAAGCCACCAGATGCAAAATCGGAGTATGCACTACTGTTAACACTCTGCTCTTTTGAGCCGTCGCCATCTTTTTTAGGAGTAGTGGCATCAGTCTTAGGTGCAGCAGCACCCTGTTCATCCTTAGGCGTCTGCTCGGTTGCCGGAGTTTCAGCTGCTGCAGCTTGAGCACCAGCTTGAGCACCAGTGCCGCTACCTGCTGCGTTTGCTTTTGCTTCCTCATCCGGAGTCAGCTTAAGCTCCTTACCGTCTGCGCCTTTCTCTTCTTGGGCATTAAGTTTTTCAGCAGATTTATTGATCATCTGGCCGATTTTCTTTCTCATCCAACCAACGAGGGTAACCTTTTCAGCCTTAAAATCCTTAAAGATTTTTGTAAGCATAGCAGCGCCGGATGCACCAAGTGCTGTGACAACGCTTGCATCTGGATGATCTTTGATATATTGGGCGGCATCACTACCATCCTTGATAGCGGTTGCCTGCAGGTCGACAAATTTCTTGTATGTCATCTTAACCTTTCGACCTGCAAAAATTGATGCTCCAATACCAGCTGCAATACCAGCAATTCGAGCAGCAATACCTGGTGTGCTATGACCTGATGTGATTTCGTGGCAGAGACCGCTGAACTTCTTGTAAAGGCTTACCTTTTCGGCATTTACCGGAATGACAGGGTTGCCTTTAAATTCGATACCGAAGATCGCAGAAATAATACCCTGTAACCAGCTCACGAATTTATCCCAGATTTCCTTGACGCCCTCAGTATACACCTGAGCCTGCTCCTGGAAATCGGTGAAATCCATGTAGCCGTTTGCAGCTTCCATGGCAACACCCATGAAGGTGTTCTCCAGAGCTTCATACTCGGCAACAATGTGATCGCCCTCGATATCCATGACCTTTTCCAGCATCTGAGTGGCCTGGGGGCCAGAAATCTCACCACTCTGATACGACTCATAAATACTACGACGTAAATCATTATAAGTCATAATGTATTCTCCTTTACATTAAAAATTTAAAGTCCCAGAATATCTAGGACACAATTGGTTAATTAGCTGTTTCTCGGAAAACGCATCGAGGTGATTATTATGAGAGCGTTTTTATCAGTCGTATTCATTCCACTGGCTGCCATTCTCTTATCGGTTAACGTAAACTACACAAAAGAATTTGGTCTCGTAACGGACGCATCTTATCACGACACGACGATGTCGATTGTGTCAGATTATTCAGATCGTCAAACGGTTACAGACAAAGAAAAAGCGTATTTTCGTCAATTTGGTGAGAAAAAATTTAATGAGGTTTGGACTTCCCTATTGAAAGATGAATTATCTACTCTTGAAGAAGAAAACGATTACACATCGGTTGTAGATACTTTCAATAAGTTTTATCAGTTATATAAAGAAGTCTATCCAGATTCTCAGCAAACTTCAGAACTTGACTCTCTCTACCAAGAGGGTGTGAAGCTCTTTAATATTATTTCAAATTCAGAGTCTTCTTACGGATTTAATCTGTCTCGATATCTCATTCTTTTAAAGGGAGCTACGATTCAGATTCATTCCAAAATCAATGCTTCTAATCAAAGCATCATTGCATCTTATTCTCATCCATATTATGGATACTTTTACGTAAATATTTTAAACCAGCCAGATCAGTCTTTTTCTGGAGATCTGATTTTAGCAATTCCAGATTCTATTCCGGTTACAGAAGGAAGTATCTTGAGAACCGACGTTGGGGTGTTTGATGATACAGAAAATTCTTCGGAGACGTATGGGATCGTAATGAATGGGAGCGTCTATGAGGATGAAATGAGAACGTATGAAAACGCTTTAGTTTCGTATTACATTGATCTTCCTCAAAAGATCTTGGATAGATTCTTATAAAAAAGAAGGAGTGCCTTGATGATTTAGGCACTCCTTCTTTTTATTGCTTAAAGGTTCCTCCGTAGTATCTTACGAACAGAGCCATTTCGTCAAATGCGTACCCCTCTCTGAATTCTTCTAAGATGAGATTGTACGCAGGACCATAGGAATTATAGGTTGAATCATAATCTGGTTCGTAAAGCATATATCCTTTCTTTTTCTTATAGAAAGAATATGCATCGTTGTAAAGAAGAGCTTGAAGGGAATCTCGGTATTCCTGTCTAAGTAGACTTGGGTCGTTCATCGGATCAATCGCATATTCCCAAACCGAGTCCGCCATCATCATCGTGATCTCTTCTTCTCCAGATGTGCATGTCACCGTTGCAGGAACTCTTCTCGTTGGATCTTCTTGATCTCTTGTATAGAATCTTCCAACCTGGAGATACTCCCTAGGATACTTTGCACAGATGCTCATATACATCTCATGGCTCATCTTCGTTTTTACGAAGTTAAATTTCGTCATGTCTCGTAGTTCTCTGAACGAGTCTGAAAGAGCCTTATCATCGGTATATGCATACAATCTGGCAGTATCCGTTATATTCATAAACTCCAGTTGATTCAGTTTTACAGGAAGAGGTCCGCTTAAAGTTCCATTGGAAAACGTCATCATCTTCGGTTTCAGATAAAATAGGTAGACTTTCAACTACTTCACCTCCATTCTTAAGTAATCTTTTCTTGGTAATCGGTTTCCATAGAGAGAAGATCTTCCATCGTATCAATCGTTGGAGCTTCCTCTGGATCTATCTCATCCTCTAAGATTAAGATGGCTTTCTCTATATGCTTTTTCTTCTTATCAGAGAGATCCGAATATTCCAAGACGTTTAAGAGGACATCTCTAGCGTATTTAATATCATAATTACGCTGGCTACTCACATCTTCAAGAGCAGTATAATATTTCGACGGAATATAGTCTTCCCCATATCGAACCAAAATCAAATCTGCTCTATCAGATGCGGCTAGTTCCTTTTTTCTTACCTTCACAATCCCACTGATAAACTTCTTGTTTTTCACAACGAAGCTGTTGATATGATCAAGGTCATCGCTGATTGCAAGAAGCTTTCCACCTGTGGAGATTACGCCATACACACTACATACTCACATCCTTTCTTTCTTACTCGTTAGACACAGAGTGCAAGATCATGTACCTTTACGAGTTTCGTGATAAAATTGACGGGCAAAACTTCTTTCACATAGGAAGTTCTTAAGAAGATTCCGATGACTTCGGCAATCTTCAAAGCGATCGTTTTTACAATCGGAATCACTGCACCCAGTACGGCCATGACTGTATCCAGGAATCCGATTTTTGTCCATTTCTCACTGATCTTTTTCCTTTCCTTGATGCCCTGGATGGAATAATAGAATTCCTTCTCTTTCCCATTGATCATGATACGATGCTTTCGATCAACTCGTTTGTCGACTTCGAAAAGTCTCATCCGAGTATATTCGATCTCATCGAGAACGGAATCAATATTTCGATCCAGAGCGCTTTTGTACTGATTGATTCCCTTCTTAAGGCGTTTTGCATTCTTCTCCTTTCCATCGTCCCAGAAGAGTTCGTCGTGCCAATTTACTTCATACCCCCATTTCTTACTTCCATTTCTTTTCTTTTTCTTGGCCATGATTTTGCGTACCTTCCTTATGTGAGATTCTTGACTAAGTAATTTCCCTAGTCTAATATATAATATATAAATGAATCTAAAAACATTATATTAGCTCCTACTTGAGGTTGCGAACGTTTTTGCTTTGCCGCTCGTAGACGCTCATGCAACGTAAGAGCTTTTAGGGGAAAGCGACAAAAGAAGGGTGAACCTTTTGTCGTGGGAAGGTGATACAGCCAGCCGGTTTGTCTTTGTAATAGCCGGCTGGCTGTATTTTTTAATCCTATAACAAAGTGATATGATGAAGCAGAGAGCTACATATGCTCATCATTCAGTGTATCAAGTAATGTAGCACAGGTATTATCCTTTTTTCTACATTTCATACCACGCAATTTCAATTTCATTTTCGTTTTCACACCAACCATTTTCGAAACAAGCTCAAGTTTCATTCTGCCAAAAGACCACCTGTAGAGCCGCAAGCTACAGGTGGTCTTTTATCGTTAGAACAAAGTCTTATGGGAGTACCATAGAAAGACTTTCTCTGCATTGACGCTTTTTCGGTTTCTCTTTTTGCCGGCGACTCAGCTACTATTTCAGTAAACTGAGTCGCCGGATTTTAATTGTCTGCAATGACACCAATTGCTCTTAAAATATTCATTGGATTCGTTTTCTTATAATTCTCTTCCATCTGAACGAAATCACTGATAATTTCTTTATACTCGTTTGTGAAGCCGACTCCAACCCTAGTGTCCTTATATGTCACGTCTGTCATGACGACACTAAGAGTTTGAGTGCTTCCAATATCAAATGGAGTAAAAGAAGCCAATATGATTTTCTTATGAATTCCATAGTGTGCTTTGTAATAGCTTACATTGGAATCCGCTTTTAAGAGTTCATCAATCACAAAGTCATTTATCACGACGCTATCAATACCGAGATCATTGAGATAATTCATGGTATCTCCGTATTGAGTATGCTGATAGATGACTTTGATTGTATTCCAGTAGAGAATATAGAATTTCTTCAGATATGTGCTATCTGGATAAATCGTATCGTATAATTCATAATATGATACGAAAGTCTCATTCATCTGATTGAGACTATAATTTTGCGAGGGTTTAGAAAGACGAGAGACTTCGTCTTCTTTTAGTGCTGCCAGCCAGACTTGATAAAATTCTTCATCAGTCATAGAATCTCGAATACTCTCTATATCACGCATGGTAAGAGATTCAGAATCTTTGACAGCACTTTTTAGAAAAGGGATATTTACATCAACTGCATATACTTTCATAAAACCGTACCCGAAGATGATAAGATATACGATAAGGACGACCAAGGCATATGGCCAGATTCGTTTGTTCATGATAAGATCTCCTTTGTGAAAAAGATACGATATGACATTTAGAATTGTGTCATATCGTATCTTATTTATCAGCCTACCACAGATTCAACGATCTGAAGATAAGTATTGATGTCGTTCTTGAGAGCTGTGATTTCCTCATCCTGGAAAGGAGTTGCAACGAAGTCCTTCACTTTTGCCATGGACATTTGCACTGTATAAGTGATCGGAGTACCGTTGAAAATGAAGTTGAACTTATTCAGATCAACGGTCTGAGAAGAATCCAGTTCAACCTTGAACGAGTTGATGTAGTTGATTGCACTGGAAATGCGTGCATTGTACTTCGTGATGATATCATCACTGACGTTGACGTTTTCCTTCTTATAAACGAGATTCAGATTCTCGTACTCTACGACTTTCCAAGAATCCCTTGCTCCAAAGAAAATCTGAGAGAAGAGATCGAATGTCGTATTGAATACAAAACCGATCGTGATATCTTCCGGGAAAACATACGGAGACGATGTCTGTGAAGCTTTGATACGATCAACCTGAATCGCAAGGTTCTTCGGATCAGTTCCGAGGAAGTTCAGCTGCCCATGAGGAGTATTGACGTATGCGATATTGCAGAGAGCATCGGAGTAGTCGAAGAAGTTCTTCTTTGCCTCAAACATCGAGACTGCATCAACAGCCTTCATGTGAGAAAGCATGTATGCATAGAAGTTCTGCACGAACCGACCAGCACAAGCAGACTCAACAGCTTCATCGCCAGCATACTCTGCCCAAGTCTTTGAAGTATGCTTTTCGTTATCGGTGGTTGTGAAGATCTCATTGATTACTGCGCCAGTGACTGCCATAATAGCATCGCCCTTGAAGATAGCCAGGACATGATGCTTCATGCAACCGACAGGCAGGACGTTATTGAGATTACACTTATTGGCGTCGATGTCTGAGTCGTGAATCATTTCGCCATGGATAGACAGAATGGCATCCAGCTTCTGATGAACGTCCATCTGCTTCTCTTTATTGACGAAGTTCTCAAACTTCATATCCAGCTCACGAAGCTCTGAGCAGAAGGTCTTCAGATAGAACTTCTCCATTGTGGTAAGATCTTCCAGCTCAATGCTCAGCATTGCATGCTGAATATACTTACCAAAGTCGGAGCCAAATCCGGCCTTATTCAGTTTTGCTGCATCCTTGTAGCCTTCAAACAGACGTTGAAAACCGCAAGCTCTTATCTTTTTGATAATCATTCGCTTTCACCTCGTAATTCAGTATCTTTTACCAGAATCTTACATGTGTAGATTCCGTTATCAAACGTTGCATTGTCACAGTGGCTGCAAGTTTCTGTAGTCTGCTTATCAGAGCAGAACTGCTTATATACTTCATTTGCAGAGTAGCAACCAAGCGGACAATCATAGCCGTGAATATTAGTAGTTGGCATATTCTTTCATCCTCTCTTTTCGATCAGTATCAATAATATCATCCATGTATAGAATGATATCTCGTGTAGTATTAAATGCATATCCATCGTTACTGAAAGTATTTTCAGGACGGATTCCAGCATCATATAATACTTTTTGAGTATACCGCTCTTCGTCAGATTGGAATCTTCGCTTGAACTCTTCGAAGTTCGGATTCTCAAGATGCATTTCACGCATTTCAAGTCTCTTATAGCGAATACCACTGTCGATGGAGATGTAAATGGGATAGACTGTAATTCCGGGAACTGCCATGCAGGTTGGGATTACATCCGGTGTCATGGTTGTGATGGAATAGTTTGATTCAGGGAATCCTGTACCATATTTCCATACATCACCCTGTGCTTGAGTGTATTTTCTATGTTCCATGAGGAGATCGTGCTCGATCATCAGTTCAAATTGGTCATCGGTAATGAAGAAGTATTCATCAGAATCCTTCTCATTGCTTCTCATGGGACGAGTTGTGTAACTCGGAAGTTTTTCGATTTCCTTTCCTTTTACTTCTCGGATCATGTTGAGAATTGTGGATTTCCCACTACCAGTTTTTCCGAGAAGAACGAATACAAGTTTATTCATATGATTTTCCTCCGGCATTGATAAGGTTTAGAATTCTGTCGTATGAATAGTTTCTCAGCAAAACGTAATATTAACGGTTCCACCATAAGAAAGGAGAAAATATCCATGGAAACGATTATCACTATCATGGGCAGTGATGTTTGGACTGTCCTCGTTACTCTTATCTCTGTCATTCTTGTTTTCGTTGGTATTGTCGCATCGAAGGTTCTTCTGCTTCTGGCAAAGAAGCTCGGAATCGACGTTGACGATCAGACCATGAAGACAATTCAGTCTCTTGTCAATAAGCTGGTTCAGGCAATGAACCAGAGCGTTGTCAATGATCTGAAGAAAATGAATCCTGATGGTAAGCTGACTGCTGAGCAGAAAGCCGAGGTCTTCAATCGTGTCCGAGATGATCTTGAGAAGTCTCTGACTGATGAAGAGAAGCAGTATCTGATTAATAAGTTTAAGAATCTCGATACCGCACTGAAGGCACTAATCGAGTCTTCCGTTGGTGAGAACCATAAGTAATTGAAAGCACCCTAGTAGTTTTTCATAGCTACTAGGGTGCTTTTGAGAAAAGAATTTTCATTCAGACTCATATTTATATATTATATTGATAGATGGATAGAAAGGAGGGTGATTATTATGGACCAAGAATACATGAAAATTTGGTTAATCTATCTTATTGATCAAGACGAGCCAAATATTTATGGTTATTCCACCAATAAAGAATTGGTAAAGAAATTTAGAGAAACCAGGAATATGAAGCACTATAAAATATTCAAACGAGTTATTACGAAGGGAGAGTTTGAAAGTATTTCGTTTGAATATATGACGGCAATCTTAATGGAATTCGAAGGATATGGGAAAGATCAGAATAGCTATCCGATTCCATTTAAATTTGTCGTCACGCAAAAAGAATTAAACCACATTCGTGCAAGAGAATCGTTCTTATTTGAAACGGAAATATTCAAAATTGTTTCCGTGAATCATGGAATGGCTGTAAAGAATTCATATAGAGATTCGCTTGCGTCTCTCATGTATTTCGTTTACAATAGTTACCTGTCTGATAAAACCGATTTGAGCGAACGAATGATTCTTGCGCGAACCAAACGAAACGATTTTGAGGTACTGATGGAATTATATAAGGATGTGATATTGTGAAAGTATATCGGTACTATCTTCAACTCCCAGATGATTTTTCAAAGACTCTTCCAGAGGAATCGCGACAGGCTTTTTATTTTATCGAATCTGGTCTTGAGAAATTGCAATCCGTGAAACGTGACGGGTATATCATCTACTTCTATGCTTTTACAAACCGGAAGGCGTTGGCAAAGCAATTTGAAGCGCTTCACAACATGAAGCTCTTTTCTACCTACCATAAGAAGATGTCTAAGAAAGAATACAAAGAGCTTTTAAAGAATCACCAGTATTCTGAGTTTAAACTCCAAGAAATTGATGAGTTTTCTTATGGTGGGCAGAAAGGATATATGTATTGCACCGGTGCAGAAGCATATGATTTATATGGGGCAGCATATGACTTTATAGTCAATAAGATGATGGATGTCTCTGTCTACCCATATGATATGATGAAGCAAAAATACCAAGTGTCATTGGATATCCTTCGTTATACCTACTATTATGAAAGCGTTTTCTCTGATGATCTATCACAGTTGAGTGATATGGAGTCATATGGCTTGACTCCTCTTGGGTATGGATGCGGAGAACACATTCATCCAAATCTTCTTACCTGCTATGCTCGAATTTATGCACCACTATTAAAGAAAGGAAGTGTGCCTCTTGAAAGTTTATAAATTTTACCTCAGCCAAGATGATGATACGGTAAGACGAGCTATTGAGAATGGCAATAATATGCGAGATGTCCATCCTCTTTATGCATATACCAACAGCAAAGAAATCCGAGACGAATTCGTAGAAATGCATAATATGAAATGCTTTTACGAAGTCGTCTCGAAAATGTCGAAATCAGAATGGGTGGAGTTTGCAAATAATAATCGTGGCAGACTCTTGGAATATTTTGATTATAAGACACGGGTCTATGATGATGCCGGCGTTATGCATCTCACAGATGAAGCCACGAATGGAATGAGCGGAATCTCGATTCTTTCTACTAATAGCGAACGTCTTCAGATTGAATCGAATACGGATATCTTTAACGGCGTTCAGCTCATCAATGGAGAGTTTGCAGATATGTCGTGGCCAAATCCTTGGATTCTTAAGCCGAAGTATCAAGAATCTCTCTTAGCCTTAGCATACGATAATTTCTGGAAACTTCTCAGAGATCCCGCTCAGCCTAGATTTGATGAGTATGCACCAGAAGGATATGATCCTGACACTGAATGGTGCGATGCAACTCTTGACGAAGTAGCAGCGTATGTAACCGAGTATAAAGACATTCTGCGAAAGTAAGCCTTGGAACAGCACTATAAGAAAGGAGATGTGTTACATGACTGGTATTGATCGTATCCGTAAGAAGACGTTCCAAGCACCGGAAGATATGGAATATACCGTGACGTTTAATAATTCGAAAGATAAGACGAAGTTCATTAAGCGTTGCGAGCGCCTTATCCGGTCTTCTATGGAGTATCGAGATTACATTTCTTATTTGAAGGAGTATGTTGATATGAATCATTGTGCTTTCTTCAATAACGTCGAGAACGGGAATGGAAGCCGTGTTCGTATTGAGATTCATCATGAGCCGTTCACATTATACGATATCACAAATGTCGTTGTGAACCGATTTCAGAAGGACGGTATTCCTCTGAATGATTTCTTCATTGCCGATGAAGTGATGAAGCTTCATTATCAGAACGAGGTTGGTCTGATCCCTCTCTCAAAGTCACTTCATCAGATGGTACACTTCTCGGATAACATCGTAATTCCGTTTAATCTCATCTACGGTAACTACCGTAAGTTCATTGAGGATTACAGTGATTACTTTGATTTCGATGGTGATACCTCTATTCTCGATAAGTTTGAAGCAAAGGCTATTGATAGTCGGAAGTTCAGTGCAGAGATGCTGAATAAGCTGACTCCGTCGTTTGTGTATCTCTCAGTCGATGGCTTCTCACTTCCTCAGAAAGTTCCTGTACAAGAATTGGAACATGCATAAACACAGTTAGATGACTCCATGTAGTTATATCAAAGCTACATGGAGTCATCTAATTTTGAAAAAACACACATCGAAAAACCAAAGGAGAATCTATTAAAGAAAAGTCAGATTGTGAAAATCTTAGTTCCTTAGCCGATTGTTAGATGATGAAAAAGTAAATACCTAACGACTATATGATAGATTGAAAGGTCTATTCTCAAATGAAAGGAAGCACTAAAATGAAAAAGTTTAGAGACATTGAAGACAGTATTTTCGATCTTTATATCGCTGATATCGAAGAAGACAGCGAAGAAGAAGCCAGCATCGTGACCCCTAAGTTACCCATGCTGGCTTCTAATGATTTAGCCCATAAGATTTCCGGTGTCTACAATCCGGATTATATCACGGACAACAGCGGCAATGCCTTTTATAAGGTCATCTGCAATAAGATGATTGCGCTTGATCCGGATCTCAAGGACAATATCCGCACCCTTGAGGATTATGAGACTGGTGGTAAGAAAAACAGTCGTGCGGATCTTAGCCAGACGATTCTGACTATGACGAAAAATACCCTTGCTCCTGGTACCTATTATGTGAAGGCTGGCAAGAAGGTATACTTCTATCTCGCGATCTCTGTGTATACTCCGAAGTCTGCTGATGATGATCGTAGCAGCTACTTTTATAAGGAGAATTCTCTCAGTTATGAATTCTGGATCATCGGCAAGAAGTGGAAGAAGTATTTCGATGAACTGGTTGCTGAGAAGGATAAGTATGACAAGGAGTGTGAGAAATCTTCTTCTGATTGGTTCATCGTTCCTGACGGACAGGAAGGCCGTGACCGGAAGACTGTCTTTAAGTCTTTCGACAACCTGGTTATGAGAGACAAGGACAAAGTCATCAAGTATATTGACAACTGGGTCGCGAACATCCCGTATTTCTATAAGAAGTACAATATGATTTCGAAACTCTCGGTAATCCTGTACGGCGAACCCGGCACCGGTAAGAGCACTTTCTGTCAGGCAGTTGCTCGGTACCTCGGCATCCACAACATCGTTCCGATTCAGCCGAATA